ACAGACCACTCAAAAGTTGTTCTTGATTGGCCTCCTGGGTTATTTGTTGATGGATTTGATCCACCATAAGTTAGTCCTGATCCTGAAGATGCTGTATTTCCAGCCGTTGCTGAACCCATAGAGTATCTTGCTGATGGAATTGCAGTATCTGTTGACCATGAAGATCCATTATATTTTTGAACAGTTGTTGTTGTATTAAATCCTGGGGGAATTTCATAACCAGTCAAATAAAAGCTATCTGCGTCAGCCCCAAAATTTATTCCATTACCTTGTTGTGTTGATGGTTGAGCTGGTGCGGCTGGGAAAGTTGACCATGATGATCCATTCCATTCATAACCTATACCTGGATATGGTGAACTTGGAGCATTTCTACCACCAGCAAATGCAAAATTAGTTGGAGGACCTACCGCCGTAGCTCCTGCTTCAGTAATAGCTGTTGGTAATGCTGTTCCTGTTGCCCAAGTTGATCCATTATAATCATAAACAGTGCTTGAAGCAGATGGAGTGCTTCCACCTATAATCTTTCCATCTGGAATAGTTCCTTGACCCATACCAAGATATTCTCCTGCTGGTAATGCTCCACTTGCAACGTGAGATGTTCCATTCCATTCATTTGTATCTGTTCTAACTGGTCCACCAGGATTTAATCCTCCTGCAAACCAACAATTAGACCCAGGTGCACCTGTTGATGATGTAATTCCTACAGTATTTCCTGTTGGATAAGCAGGTCCTGTTGACCATGCAGACCCATCATAAGATTGAGTTGTACTTAAATAGTATGGTGAAGGTGATCCTCTATATCCTCCGCAAGTCGTTGCATCAGTTTGAGTTCCACATCCCTGTGTGTTTGAATATCCATTTGGTGCATTATGCATATCACCACCTGTAGACCAAGTTAAAGGTCCTGATAAAAATGCTTTTAAATTTCCTGGTGCAGATAAATCTGTTCTAAGAAACATATCTCCAACACTTAAACTTGGTGTTGGCGGGTTAGAAGTAACAGCAGGAACTCCTAAAGGAACTGCTGGTGAAATTTGAGTTGTTGTAATTGTGCCAGGAGCAATATTAGGGGCAGCGACTGTAGCTGGAGCGATCTGTGTAGTTGTAATAGTTCCAGGTGCTATGTTACTAGCTGCAACAGTAGCCGGTGCAATATCACTAGACGCAACAGTAGCTGGTGCAATTTTTGCAGACGTAACTGCGTCTGCAGCTAAATTAACTGTATCAACTGCTCCAGGCGCAATGTCTGCGCTTGTTAGCGGTATATCTGTTGGTGTTCTGCCTACATATCCCATTTATAACTCCTTACGAACTAATTGCATCTACCGCTGATACCCAAACATCACAAGAACTTGCAGTGTCAGAAACTACTTTTAAAGCGTCTCCTGATTCTACCACAAATTTTGCTCCTCCATCTAAGACCTGTAAAGATCCGCCTGAAGGTATTGGCGCACTCTTCACAAGATAAATGTCGTTAGAACTATCATTAATATAACAGTCTACACTTATTGTGTTTCCTGTAACATTAGCGAGTGATATTCCAACAACAGTATCAAATGAATTAGCAGTAAATATCGTAGCAGGGGATGTCCCTACCGCGTTGCTTGTGTATCTACGAAAATTTTGTGCCATATTACTCCTTTTATTATAATGCTATTGCCATTGCAATTGCAAATCCTGCGCTTGCCGCTCCTACCGGCGTTCCATCTGCATCAAGAAAAACTGATTTACTAGCTGGTAATGTACAAAATACATCTTTAGTTCCAGCAGAAAAATCAACAGCTGAATCTGAATTAGAACTGGAGATAACTGTAGTTCTAGTTAGATTTGCACTTGACCCATCTAATGTTCCAAGTCCAACTTCAAACTCACTTGTACCTTGATTAAAGATACAATAGTAAGTCGTGTTGCTGTTTCCTATGCCTTGTGCAAAAGTTTCAAAACCAGTTACTGCTGCTCCAAGTGCTATTGCACCTGTACCAGTAGTTGTGCTTGTTACTTTTACTCTATCGTTTATTACTAACGCCATTTAATTTCCTTAAGATGATGTTATACTTATAATCGCATTACTTGGTGTACTAGGATCAGGATACGAAATTGTAAAAGTTCCGTTTGTCGCTGTCTTGTTACCACCAAAATCTAAAACCACCACTAATTTATCAGAAGCACTTGTATTATAAATAGCTGCAAATGCTGCTGTAAAAGTTGCACTTGCAAAAGTAGTATCTGCAAAGTCAATTGCAGTCGTAGCTGTTGTAGCTGTAACTGTTTGACTTGTTAATGCTTTACCTCCTGCTGGATAGTTACTACTACCTGCAGAACTTACTTCATTATTACTTGTTCCTAATAATGCAACCGTTGATGATGTTGAGTATGGATTAGATGTGTACAACGCTATTTTAAAAGAGTCACCACCAGAACTAAAATTATGCGTTCCTGATGCTAGTTCACCTTTAAAACTGAATGGTACTATGTTTGCCATGTATTATCTCCTTATTTATTGCTTGATGGATTTTTGGATTCTAAAACGGTACGAATAACCCCATCTGAATATTCGTCTCGGCGTCTTCGACCTTGTTGTTCGATCGCATACGATAGTAAAGCTTTTTCATAAGCTTGTGAGTAGTATTGTAACATATCTGCAGGTCCTTTCAAGTACCCATATGCGTTTACTAAACAAGCGTATAAAAGTAAATCTTGATATTTGTTTGATAGATAAGTGCCTGTAGCACTTACAGAGGCATCAGTCAGACTAGTTGGCTCCTTATTGTAAGCTAGTGTAATTTCATAAGTTTTATCAGGTGTTGGTGCTAATACCCAAAAGTCCTCATCCCAGTTAGCGTAATATTTAGGTATATCAACAGCTGAAGTTCCAGGCGTAGAGTAATACTCTGCTATAAAACTAGTATCTCTCTGCTCTAAATAATATTGATTACCAGCTGAGTCTTTAAGTTGAGCATATCTAATTATTCTTAAATCAGCAGGGATAGTTACATATCTATTTCCAACAATACAATTAGAGGTCGCGTAGTGTCTATCTTGATCAGAGTCAACTTCTCTATAAATTTTATTTTCTGCGTTTTTAATTAAAGTATTTAAAACAGAAGAAGTAAATACGTTACTTCCAACTTCTGTGTAACTTTTAATATCGTCTTGTAAATTTGTAAGTGTGTATGCCATTATGCGTTTACTACCTCTAATGTTACTGGTCCAGCAGAACAGTTTTCTCCGCCACCTGATACACCCCCTGATGTAGCAGTGCTAGTGCTAGTTATATAAAAATAATTTATTGGATCTGTTAAAGGATCTGATGTTGTTGCACCTGTAACAGCTCCAGAAGAATCTATTTGACCTAACGCAATTGTAAATCCACTTGCACTATTTAAGTCACTTACATTATCAAATGTAGGAATATCTAAAAATTGTTGTAGGTTTCTTAACTCAACTTGTGCAGCTTGATCAGCACCAGCTGGTCCTGTAGAAGTTACGACAGGTGCGCCTCTAAATCTTACAACTGATCCTGCAGCTCTTTGATGGTCTTCTGAAAAAACATTTACATAAGTTGTCCCACCATACTTAACCGTTGTAAACGGATTGTTATCTAAAAGTATTAAACTTGTTTTAGATGCAGGTTGTGGTCTTGGATTGTATAAAGCTTGTGGATCAGAACCTGCTGGTTTAGGTTCAAGTTGTGGTTGTTTTGGTTCAAACTCTGATTTATGAACTAAAGAACCATTCCATTCTCTAACCATTTCTGTATATGGATATGCCATACCAGATCTATCTGATATCGCTAATGATCTTTTTCCTGACGCGTACTTACCCATTATACTCCATCTCCATAAAATGTTTGTGGTGAAATAAAGCTAGATGTTCCTTGATTATCTGCATCAAGTGCTCTTAACATTTCACTTTCATAAATTCTTTCAAGTTCTGGTGTTCTCTCTGGAGATACTTTCATACTTAAATAGTATGCAAGACCAGACATCATGCAAGGATAAAATCTGTTAACTACATCTGATGTAAAATTATATGCACCAGCATCTTGTATTCTAGCTAAATAATAAAAACAAAACTGAAAGTTACTTGGTGTTGTAGAATCTGATACACTAGAACTTGGTGTTGTATATAAAAATATACTTGGATTTAATTTTCTCTCTACATAATATTGTGATGGTGTGCCTTTGGCTAATTTATTTGGAGTTTGTGAATATTGTGATCTATCTATTTTAGTTAATGCAATGTCTTGTGGCGCTGTTGCATCAGAATTATTTCTATAATAAGCCTCTAAAACTGTGTCAATGTCTTGCGGAAAATTTTCAGAATCAGATGCAAAATTATATTCTGCTTGACCTTCAACCAAAGGTACTTTTGCTAATTTAATTTTCCAAAGGTGAACTCCTCTATTACCCCATTCTGAAAACAATATATTTAATGATCTTCTTGCTGATCTTAATTGATATCCTGTTCTTGTACCTAATACTCCAGTTCTTGCGTATGCTTCTTCAATAATATCATCTATTTGTGGATTGTATTCTGTAACGCCAGAAGTTGGTGAAATAGTTTGTGCAGCATTACCCATGCCACTGTGAACAGTACAGTAATAAAATAATACAGGTGCTCCTGTTTGTTTTACAGGTGCAACTTGTATCTGAGTTTTGCCATCTGTTCCAGGCACCCCTGAGGTTGTAACTCCGGTAGTATATTCAGTTCCACCACCATGAGTTCCATTATCTGTTGTTGAAAATCTAAAAGGGTCC